GTTGCATTACTATTGTAGTACATAGACAAATTATTGTCAATGATATATAATAAGAAAACCCTAAAGGGTGGAGTTCCTTCAGGGTTTCAACATATAGTCTACAGTAGGTATTGTAACACATGAGTAACATAAATTTCATCCCCGAAATTCCATTGACATGGTTGACTTGTCCGATATATGCCGAGGGTGTATTACTACCGAAAAGAAATGAGTCGAGTCCAGATAGATATTCTGACGGCAAAGTTCCTTTTGGTAGAGCGTGGAAAGAAGAACTTACAGTAAATGATTCTGCTCTGATGATTGAGAGAGAACCAGATAAGTTCAAAGCTATTGGTGTATTCACAGGTCAGAAGTCAGATGGTCTTGTGATATTTGACGTAGATAGGAACTTAGGTGTTATTGAAAAGAAATGGGGTAAAGATCTTAAAAAAGCACCAAAAGTTACATCACTTAGGAAAAATGCTGCTAAGTTTCTTTTCAAAGTTCCACAGGATCTTGTAACTGAAGTTGCTTCTATCTCACAGACTGCTGCTGGACAGGAAGGTTGGGAAGTTTTATGGGGAGGACAGGGTGTAATAGCTGGTGAATACCACAAAAAAGGTGTAGGTAAAGGCGAATATAAATTGGAAGGTGATCTGTTTGACGTTCCAGTAGCTCCAGAATGGTTGCTATCTCGTATGAAGGATCAACATAAGAAAAATAATCAGGATGTTGATATTAAATATGTTGACAACAGATGGAGTAAACGTACCAAGGAAGAGAGGATTGCGATTATTAGTGGTTGCTTGAGTGTTATCGGACACAAAGGACCTAACCAAGAACATTATTGGTGGGAAATAGGTGCGATGATAAATAATGAGCTTCCAGGAATTGAAGGTTTAGAACTTTGGACAGAGTGGAGTAAAAGAGATCCAGATTATGAACATTGTTGGGAAGAGGGTGAAGATCCTTGTGCTGCCAGATGGTATGCAACTTGGAGGAATGATGGTGCTAGATACAATATGTCTCACCTCATTGAGTTAGCAGATAAGGTCGATCCAGAAAGAAAGAGATTTAAACAGGTTGGGCTGGATAAATTAATTGAAGATGTAGAGGCTATCCCACTTAGATACAAAGAGGAAGTGTTGGATGGTGAAGATCTTATTCAGCGATATATGGATATTGATAATGATCCTAAGAATGAGAACCCTGCACTACATAACCAAGCGGTCCATAAATTAGCTATTGAAGCGAAGCGTGGTAATGCTGCTGAGATTGAGAGGTTAGTTGATACTCACGAAATGTTCAATAGAACTAAGGGTCAGAAGCCTTTAGCTATTGATGAGCTAGACGATACACCCTTTGAATATCTGATTCCAGGATTGCTACCTAAACCTTGGACATTGTTGGTTCATGCAGATGGTGGTACAGGAAAGACTGCTATGTGTCAGACAGTGGCTAAACATATTGGACATGGAAAAGCATTTAATGTTTATGGTGCTTTAGTTAACGTTCCAGTTGGTAAGGTGCTTTGGTTGAACGGAGATCAGAACGAAAGGATATTGCGTAGGCAGATGAAACTTATTGGATGTGATAAAAATGTTCGGGTAGTTACTGAGTGGGATATGCAGTGGTACAGCAGATTCAAAAAGATGCAGAATAAATATGCTTACGATCTAGTAGTTATTGATAGTTTGGACGGCTGTAATGATAGCAACCCATACGAAGAAAATAGGAGAGAGTATGCGTTGCCTATCAAAAAACTTGTTAGACGAAATGGACAGGATTTTCCTGCTTGTTCAATAATTATTATTCACCACAATACCAAGGAAGGAAAGTTTAGGGGAACTACTGCGATTAAAAATGCGGTTGATGAAACTTGGAATATGAAAAAATTATCAATGAATGATGCTGCTGAGATGGGTCTTACAGCAAATAGCAGATTAGTAAGCGTTGAGAAGTCCAGAGAGGATCGTGAAGGGCTTAGGATGATATTTACCCTTCTACCTGATTACACATACTCTATAAGCCCTGCACCAGACCGTACAGAAGAGGTTGTGATAGACACTCCAAACAAACATACTTTGGACATATTGCGTTTGATGAGGACAGAAACTAAACCTTGGTGCGTTAAAGATTTGGTAGATCACGATACTGTCGGTGGATCTCATAGAAAACGTGCCATAGTATATAGCTTAAATAAACTGGAAGATCAGAAATTGATTGAAGAAGTTGACGTTCCAAAAACTAAGAGTAGAGGAGGTAGACCATCTAAATTTTATAAAGCTGTTGGAAAGGAATTACCAAAGTCTTTTAGTTCCTTCCCGCGCGATATACCCCGAAATGATGTGTATAAACCCAATAATGTAGTTATTGGAACGGATTTGAACAACAATGAAAATTGTAAAAACCCTAATTTTGTAAAAACCTCGGAAGATAGTGGAGGTTTATACAAAGAGGAGGTTAATACAAAACCGATTGTTGTTGAAAACTCTTCCACTGGAACGAAAGAGGGTTTATACACTGATGGGTCTGGGTATATAGAGGAAAACCAAAAATTCTGGGAGCAGTAGTAGTTGAAACAACCCATAATAAATGTCACTATCTACGAGGAAATAAATCCCACCGAAGATAGTCCACTAGCTACTGTGCGTTACACAGAATACTCAAACAAAGAAAGAAATAAAGTTGAAAAAGTAAATCAGGTTGAATATCACGATCCAGAGTATTTTCATAGTGAGGTTTTACAGGCTGTTAGCTATGGACTTGATGTTTCTATATGCACACGGCTTAGTGTGAATACTTTACAAAAGAAGTTAAGTTACTGGACAAGATAATCTATTGTGCTACAATAATAGAGCATATTTATAGGTTCTCCCATGACCTCAACAATTACTAAACAAGAATATTCTGTCTATTACGGAATATCAGAATTAAAAAGATTGCAGACTGCTCACAGTCTTGCGTTTGATACAGAAACATTACAACTACAACCAGAAGAGGGTAAGCTCCGACTGATTCAGTTGGGGTCTTTTTCTTCTCGAACCATAGTAGTTATTGACTGCTTTGAACTGGAACGTAGCGATTGGAACTATTTAGAAGATTTTTTCAGTAGTACCAATAGATATTGGCTGGCACACAACGCAGTATTTGATCTTGGCTGGTTACAAGAGCATGGCATATATCCAGAGGGATTTGTGCGTTGCAGTATGTTAGCCAGCAGATTACTTACAAATGGTATTCCACAGACTAAGCATGGTCTTGATGCACTAGCTAAAAGACAACTTGATATGAATATATCTAAGGAACAACAGAAGTCTGATTGGGGTGCTGAGTATTTATCCAAAGAACAGTTAATCTATGCTGCGAAGGATATCGAAGTACTACTTGAATTAGATCAGGTATTGGACAGAAAGATAAGAAATGCACAATTAGATAGAGCTTATACATTGGAATGTAGGGCACTTCCAGCTATGGCCCAGATGTGGAGAACAGGACTACCCTGGAATAGGGAGGAGTTAGATCAATGTCGTATTGATTATGAAGATGACATTAAAGAACTTGGTAATGAATTTATTAGAGAACTTGATAACGACTTACCATCTGGAAAAAAGTTACCTAGAAATGAAGATGGCTCGTTCAACCTTCGTGCGAAAGACCAAGGCTCAAAAAGATTAGGTACTAAAAAGTATGCAGGATTCAATATTAAAAGTTCTAAGCAACTATTAGAAAAACTTGAATTAGTCCTTGGTTATACACCAGTGAATAATGACGGTAAGCCTAGTGTTGCTAAAGATGCTTTGAAGAATTGTGCTGCTGATTCTCCTACGATCCAAACACTTATGACTTGGAAACGTAGAGAAAAGCGTAGACAGATGATTGAGAGCATACAAGATAAGATGACTTTACACAGAAAGTTTAAGGATATTTATTTTGTTAGAGCATCTTATATGCAGTTAGGTGCAGATACAGGAAGAATGTCTAGTATCAAGCCAAATAATCAGCAGATACCAAGAGACTCGGAGTTTAGACAATGTGTGCAAGCTCCTTTGTACTGGAAGATTGTAGATGCTGACTTTTCGCAGATGGAGTTACGTCTTGCTGCTGCATTAGCTAAAGACAAGAACATGACTGCTGCATTTCAACGTGGAGAGGATTTACACGACTATACGGCTAAACAAATGGGATGCGATAGACAGATCGCCAAATCTGCTAACTTTGGTTTGTTATATGGTGCTGGTGCTGAAGGTTTACGAAAGTATGCTGGAAGCAGTGGGGTCATCATGTCCAACGATGAAGCTGTAAAGATTCGGGATAACTGGCTCAATACATATAGTGGTATTCGAGATTGGCAAAGAGAGATGAATTATCTTTCACGATCCACCGAAGGCGATGAGTGGCCTGAGACTAGGGTTCCAGTATCTAATATGCGTAGATTCTTAAAAGGTGATCTTAATAGAACTACTGTTAGATGCAATACACCGATCCAGGGTGCTGGTGCTGCGATATTAAAGTGTGCATTGGGTAATTTATGGGCCAAAGTCAAAGAAGCGGGCGAAGATAAAGTAATGATTGCAGCAGCCGTTCACGATGAATTAATACTTCTTGTTAAGGAAGATTTAGCGGATGAGTGGGCTCAAATTCTTAAAACTACAATGGAAAAAGCGGAAGCAAAATGGTTAGGAGATGTTCCTGCATTAGCTGAAGTGTCTATTGGCGACAAGTGGAGCGAAGTTCATTGACAACACAAGATCGTATAAACGCAGCGTTGAAACGTATTGAAGAGCTAGAAACTTTAATTAAACTTTGGTCCAAACCTAAATGAATAGACTCCCACTGCATAAGTTGGGAGATTTCATAGAAAAAAGAGGTATGTCAGTCTTAGGGCATTGTTATAAATGCAATAAGATTATTTACCGCACCCAACAAGAGGCCAAGAAAGAAGCATCAGACATGAGAAAACGGGGTAAAAACCATGCTTATGTCTATGCTTGTCCAAAAGGAAACGGATGGCATCTGACATCTATGAAACCAAGGAGCACCACAACTCCAAAAACTAGAAAGCCAGCTAAAAGCATGCAAACTAAAAAATTAAAAAGGTTTAGGAAATGATTGGTATTTGCAAAAATGAACACGGATGGTATATCTCCAAGCATAATAAACAGCTTGGAGTAAAATACTACAAGACCCTAACGGAGGTGATGCCTGTTGCTTATGCAGAAGAATATTCGAGTAGATCTAATGAAAGATCTGTACAAAGAGATTCCAAAGGCAACTACCAAAGACCTGGGTAGTATCATTGAGTTTCTAAAAAGAGCTAGAGAGGTTCGTACAGGAAAGACTAAAAAACGCAGAGAAGCTAGAAAAAAGTATGTGGAAAAGCAACTTGATAAAGCCGATTTGCCTTTTTGGTGGTAGAGTAGTACAAGAACAACATTGTAAATGGCTCTCAAACACGGAAACAAAAGCTATTATCAGGTACTAATCGACCCAAACAGAGCAGAACTTATAGAAAAAGTAGCTGACAAAGAGGGTATGCGTGGTACTGCATGGGTTAGAAAAGTAGCATATGAGGCTTTACAACGTGAATTTACTAGCTCAGAATATAAAATTGCTGAAGCCAAAGATGAGTTGATGTGGAGAGAATCTGTGCAAAGACGAATTGACGGACGAAAGCAGAAAGACTAAATACTGTGCCAATGACAGAAAAACAGTATTATCAAGCACTAGCTAATTTGTCTGATAGATACCTGTTTGAAAATATGTCAAACAGAGAGTACGTAGAGCAAAGAAAGGCTATCGAAACTGACTACTTAAAAACAATTTACAACAAGTAAAAATGAAAAGAATAACATGGGTCGAGTGCCCAGGCTGTAAGATGTACAGCGATCAGAAGGTTATCCGATCTGAAAGAAACTCAAAATTTATAACTGTTCGCAGACGACTCTGTTACGAGTGTGGACACAAATGGTTTACGATCCAGTATCCAGAAATGATAGTACCAGATATACAAGCTCGTTATGCTTCTCGTGAGTGATCTCTTAAGTGCTGTCTTATCTGTCTCACAAGTTTTACTTTTTCTACAAATAAACGAAATTTATAAAATAATTTGTTTTTAATTGGCGGTGTCTGTAATACGGCTAATTTTGCTTCAAGCTCTAGCATACGCATCATTGCGTTGGATAGTACAAGTTCGCTTCTTGCATGGTTCTTCATCATATCTATGCAAAAAGCCTTTAGCTTATCTATATCATTACAACCCATAACTTCTCTACATCTCATCTCAACGGATAACTGTGTTTCAATAGGTAGAGGGGTTGAAATAAATCTTATGAAGCCATCATTCTTCATCGTGGTAAAGATGATACTGGTCTACCTGGAAACAGTTGCTGCTCTAGAAAATCTACTGCCTGGTCGTCAAGGTCATTTGAAGTTTGTTTACAGATGGCTCGTAACAGATCTACAACTAACTGTTTACACGCTGATGTAGAAAGGAATTTAAGAAGTAAAGGCTTTAAAATTTTTAGCATTTTTGTAGTTTATCTATTCCAAACATACCAAATATTAACGATTCTGACCTTCTATACGACTAACGGCTTTTTCTAACTGATTTAATCTGTTAAATAGCTCTCGAATATCTCTTTCTCTTCGATTGCTCATGTTAGACAGTACCATAAGAAAAGCGGTGGCTGCTGCTCCTATTAACGCTCCATATACCTCTGGCATTGATTTAAGCTATATTTATGTATAGTATGACTAATAAATCCTAGTTATGGCAGAGAAACCGAAAGATTTATCAGAAAAACCAAAACAATTAGACGATGATAAACCCGATTATCAAGAAAAAATTACTTTTTTAGTTTCTACTTTTGCACAAGGATTTATTTTAACTTGGTGTTTGGTAGTCTTATCTCTCGGATATATAAAGTTACCTAATAAACTTTTCGGGGTAGACATTCCAGATCAACCTAGAGTGGATAGCACATTTGCTGCTGGACTTTTAGGAAACATCTTAGGTGGACTTGGGATAAGCGTTAATGCAGCACAGGGAGCTAAGAAGAAAAAGAAAGAAGATGAAAATGGTACTATCGGTAACTCCACTGGTGGCACTCAAACTATAATAATAAGACAGCCAATAGAATTGGTTACAAGTAAACCTGATGTTATTAGAGTTGATCCCATTACTGGGAAAAATATTAAAAACAACGGAAAACTAGACACATGAAAAAACTTCTTCCATTTTTATTTCTTATGTCAGCACCAGTTTATGCTGATATAAAACAGGAATTTGTAACCTCTGCACAGATTACTGTTGATATGCCATATAGCGTTACCAATAAACTTGGAACGACATATTCAATATCAGGTAATAATATTACTCCATCTGTAACTTCGGGAGGGTCAACAACTGCTGGTCAAATTGGTGCTTTAAATGTTGGGTCATTAACGGATGGTGTTCCAGCTTTGATTCAAACTGACAAAGCTATTACAAGTGCAGGATCAGCCTTTAGTCTCACAGAATCAGTAACAATGGGAGATGCCACACCTTCTGCAATTACTCCTTCTAGTGGAATTGCTACGATACCTCATCTATCAGGACAGACAACAGTGGGATCAGGTGGTACTGCTGGAAACCTTGCTATGACTAGCCTTTCATCAGGAGTTCATACTTGTACTGCTGGAGGATCAGGTACTAGCTGTATAGGATCTACTACTGTCCGTATTACGATTGACTAGACTTTGGCTGCTGGTTTTATTAACATTACCTATAAGAACACTTGCTGTTCCTGTAGTCCCACAGTTTCGTACAGGAAGCTCTACAACATCAAGTACATCTGAATCAATAATTAATGAAACAATCACGAGCCATCAATATCGGACAGGATACTCCTACTCAGCATCAGGACATAATATTGAAAGCACCGATACAAATAAATATATCAACCCTACAGCTACTACTCTTACAGAACAAACAGTTGGAGGGGTAAATTTTAGTTGGACTTCACCAAACTTAGAAACCGTTCCAAGATTCACAATCACAAATCCAGGGGCATCATTTTCTCTCCAAGAAACTCTAATCACACCAGGGTTAGACACAGTAACGACAATAACAAGGCAGATAAATACAAGCACCACAACAGAAACTACAACTACATTTGGGCAGTAATTCTGTTTTCAATACCTGTAAAACCCTCTTTAGCTTCGACTACAATCGCGTCACCTCAATCGCAAAATACAGGGGTAGTAAATAACAATGCCACCATGATAACCCCATCTTCCATGCCTTCTTTCAGAATGAGTCAGGGTATTGTATGTGCTTCTCCTAGTCTTACGATCACTCCGTATGTAACTGACTCTCATACATTTTCTTTACCTAGAGAAACTGTTACAAGACAAAATATCTATGACGAGAATACAGGAGCGATAAAGTATGTACAGGAAACTCCTAGATTTGAGAAGGAGAACTTTAATTTAAATTATGGTATCTCTGCTCAATTAAACATTCCATTAGGAAAGTCTCCACAACTTTGCCATAGGGCAACAGAAATAAATATCAAAAATCAGGAATTATTGTATAAGAAAACCAAGTTAGAGATCAGTTTACATAGGTTGAAAATCTGCGCGGAACAGGCAAAATTAGGTGTTTACTTTAAGCCTAATACTCCTAGTGCTGTTACCTGTGAAGATATTGTTGTTAATATCCCACCAAATCAAGTTATCCCACATACTCACGAATTAAAAACTAAGTAGATTTATCTTTCTTCTTTGTAAGCTTCTTTACTATTTGTTTTACTAATGGTTTTACTGCGTTAAGAAGAAGTGGACTACTGGCAGCGACCAAGCCAATAACAGCAGTAGATACAATAGTAGAAACTTCTGGAATGTATTGATCTTTAAACGGAACACTTTCATAAAGAGTTATACATTCAATCCCATCTTCCCCTCTTTTATGGCCTGTGACACGTTCCAATCGTTTTTCGTTACGAAAATCTCCAACCCTCTGATCTTTTTTGCCAGGACAGGGTTCTAATTCAATATCTTTTTCTTTCGGTATTTCTGGTATTTCTGGAGTCGTTGCTTCTGGTAAGGGTGGGGTTTCATTAGTGACAGGTACTTCTTCTGTAATGACAAGGTTCTCAGGTGTATAGTCAAGAGGAACAAAACTAGGAAACGGAAAATCACACGTTGTATATACTCCATTTGGATCTTCCAACAATAAATTATGATTACCAGTATTTTTTATATCTCGATGCTGATAAGTACAACCAGGAACATCAATATCAGGTGGTTTTGTAATAGTTAAATAGTGTGGGTTATAGATTTCTGGAACGTCTGGGATATATATTTCAGAAATACTTATATGAGGTATTTCAATCGTAGGCATCTCGTTTCTTTAGTACTTCTACTTCTGAAAAACATTTAGGACAGGATAAGTTAGTCATCACCGAAAACTCAGGATAACCATTCATATCTTCTTCAATGTCAATGTCACCGCCTATGATTAGTTCTGTATTACACCAATAACAATTCATATCTTAGATTTTTTCATAGTAGGTGGGATTGGTAAAGATGGGCCTGTAAGATCTGGTAATCCTTTCTCTAAAACTTTAGGCATCATTCCTTGTACACCACCAAGGAGTTTATTCATCATCTTCGTTTGAAACTGTTCTGATGTTACATATTTATATCCAAAGTATCCTCCACCAATAACAGAGGTTACCATTACGAATGAGACAATACTCAAAACATTAGCAATTTTTTGAAACATGATTAAAGAAGCCTTTGCAAAAGCATTAGTACCTGTGACTATTATAACTTTCTGCGGAATCTGTGCATTAGCACCGCTTTATGTAGGACTATCAGTAATATCTACCAAGGTACACCAGAAGTCCTAGTAGGAGTCTTTGATTCTGTTATCTGTGCAGCAATTCCTGTTTCAATAGCTGTTACTTCATCAGAACCTATTGCAGCTTTAGCCCATGCGATAGCATTTTCTTTTGTTATATCTGCATAAGCAGTAAACGATCCAGAATCAGCAGCAGCAAGGCCAACAGTGCCGTAAGCAGAGCCAGAGTGATCTCCATCTGAATCACTTGCAGTCCAGTGAACAGTAGTAACAACATCAGATAAACTTCCTACAGTTTTTGTTGCATCTAATGAAACAACATTCCAAGTAACAGCCATGATAATAAGTGTTTAGTTTTATTTTACTTAGATTCTACAGGTTGAACAACATCACTAAGTTTTTCTAACTGTTTTAATGCACCTTGATCTTCCATTATTGGTTGCATTAATTGATTTTTTTCCTGAACTTTTTGATCTATTTCTTTTTGCAGCATCTGTGCTTTTGCAATATTTAAATCAAGACGAGTTTTTGTCTCATCATAAAGTTCCTGTGGTGTTGCCATGAAATTTATTTAAGTTATCCAATTATACTAAGCAGCTTCAAGAGCTTCAACCTTACCTATAAGTTCCTGTACGGCAGCTACAAGTAAAGGTACAAGTTTACTTTGATCAATACATTGTGGATCTATTGAACCATCTTTCTTTGTAGCATCTTTTTCTCCAACCACTGATTCTGGTACTACAGCTTGTGCTTCATGTGCAAAGAATCCATCAAATGTTTGTGAGGAATCAGTTTTATAATTAAATCTGTATGGTTTTAGTTGTTTTAATCTTGTTATGCCATCAGATATTGCAACTTCATTTTCTTTTAACCTATAATCACTAACATCTGTAAACGAACAATTACTACCACTTGTCGTTATTCTTCCTACCACTCCATTGCCGTTGAAGAACTCACCGACATTTATAGCACCTGTTGAAGAACCATTTGAATGAAATAAAACACCTGTACTACCATTTTTTTCAAAAGCCACACCAGCGACAGATGCGCTTGGTAAAGTAGCGCAATTAAATAAAAAATCACCGGACGAATTTACAGTCATCCTATTTAAACCATTAACTCTAAAATTCATAGAGTCATTATTGTGTAAATAAGTTAGAGCACCAGAATTTGCTCCATCATTAAAATAAACACCTCCATCTGTAGTACTTGGTGTTACTATACTGACCTCAGTCGCACCAGCTGTTTCTGCTTTTATATTTCCTACTACATGAAGCTTGTTACTAGGGTTTGATGTTCCGATTCCAACGTTGCCCCCATTATTAAAGAAATGATTTGTGTTTGTACTTCCTGTTATTCTTGTTTTTTGTGCACCTATATCATCATATAAACTTAATTCTGCTCCAAGTGTATCTGAAAATCCAAGGTTAACCCTAGTAGTACCTTCCGCAGCAAAAACATTTATATGTTCATCATGTATTTTTACAATTTCTTTTGTATTAGCACCTATAACCATTTCATCAGTACTATGTGAATATTGAACAAATCCAGCATATTCACCAGTTCCAGAGGTAGCATCAGAAAATAATAAACTTCCAACTGTATCGTTTGCAGTTCTTATAGTAATTCCAGCGGCACCTGATGCTTGAGCAATAGTTAAATCATCTCCTGTCGTGCTTCCTTCAGTGGTAGTTCCTATCAGCACCCTTCCAGCCGAATCTATAACCATTTTTTGAGTTGCAGAATTACCAGTTGTACTTGTAGAAAAACGTATCTCTCCTTCTGCAAATCTCAACATAGTAGAACCGCCAGCAGAACCACCTCTGTTAAATAAAGTTGTTGTATAATCTGCACCAGAATTTGCAGAAAAACTATTAATATTGAATACTTCCCCTGCACCAGTTGGTGTTGTTGTATCTGAAGTGTAAAATGCTAATCTACCAATCTGTGCGCCATTACTTAAAGTTGTGCCTGTATTCGTTATTCTCATTTCACAGTCTGTATCACTACTTAAATGAACTAATGCACCTGGAGTTGATGTACCTATACCAATCCGATCAGTAGAAGCATCTACATAAAATAAATTTGTATCATTATTACCTTCAATTCTAAAATCTACATCTGCTCCTTCTTCATTGAATATTGTTTCTGTACCAAGCTCTAATCTTTCAACACCAGCAGTAGAAACATTAAATTTATTTGCAGCACTGAAAAATATTCCTGTGTTTAAATTTGATCTGTGAGCTAATGCGGGTGCAGTTTTTGTTCCATCTTCTAGAGTTAACGTACCATCAAGTTGAAAAAGTTCTACCCAACCATTATTTGCTGAGTTTCTTATTTTTAAAATCCCACTCGTAGTATCAGCCCACCACATATAAGCTGCTGTCGTACCAGGGGCAGAAGAACTACTATTGTTTGTTAATATCGCTTGCAATACATTATTAATATCTGCCCTGACGTTAGCTCCCGTGGAGTTGTCTATAACGTAATCGTGAGTTGCCATTGCCTAATCCAATTTTTTATCTAAGTATATCTTAAATCAAAATTAACTACCACGCCCAAAACCAACAGCAGTATAACTAAAAGTTTTATTCTGAACAGCATTTCCAGCATTTAGAAACTTAATGTTAAAACCAGTGGCAGAAATATTTGTAAGTTCAAATTTATCAGTGCCGCCTAAATCAGTGGCAGTAATACCAACACTAGGAAGTTGTGAACCTGCTGCAACAGAAGTACCACTAGCTCCTGTAAAAAACGCATGGTCAAAAGTAACATTAAGACCAGAAGATGACGTACCAGAACTAATATTACTTTTTTGTTCCGTTCTTCTATTTAATTCTGCTGTATAACCCAGTTGATCTATTTCAATAGATTGTGCAGGGTCATTTGAACTCATTTCACATCTGAATTTAAATCCTCTTCCAATATGTGTACCATTAGCAAAAGTATTAAATGTCTTTCCAGAAAAATCACTATCCTGATAGCTTGATCCATTAGCAGGTGCAGCTGTAGTTGTAGCAACTAATAATTTAGCGTTAACATCAAATGCTGTGGCAGAATCAAAATCTGTCCAAGTATCAATATTTGCAATTCTCTTATCAACCAAATCATTCGGGTAAAAACCCTGTGTTACAAAATGTCTAGTTAATCTAAGTGGATGTGTAGATCCTAAATCCAAAATATTCGCAAAATCATAAGTGCCGAGTGTATCTACACCACCTAAGAAATCAAAATCAGCAACAGCATCTAAATCAGCTACATTATCAAGGGTGGTCAAAGAAGCAAGAACAAGACCATTAACCTCTTCACTAAAGAAGCAATCTACTTTTGTGCCACCAAAAGGTGGATTGTCTGTATCTTCTCTATCTGTAAATGCAACAAGCTTTGGAAATGGATCAGGATTAGTAACAACTACAGATGTCTCACCAGCACTTAATCTGCCGCCATCATCCCTAAATTTTAAAATATACTCACCGTCAATCGCTGGAACGAGTGTTTCACTGACCGATCCAGGTAATCTGGGGATAATGTCAACAGAATTTGTAAAGGTACCACTACCATCTGTGAGATTACTATGTCTTATGACTACGTTGCCTCCATGTAAAACATCAACATCTGTTGATTGATTAAAACGCAAACGTAATAATTGATCTGATACTGGTTCTACAAGTAAGCCTGAGACATCAGCAGGTAAAGCTGTCTTACCAAGAGCGTCAAAAGTTAAAGTAGCTGGATCTGCCGATGCTTCGAATGCTGCATTTAAACTAAATACTCTAAATTCATATTGACCTGGACTTGCATCAAATATTTCAAAATCAGTCCTATTAATAGTAGCGGTTGTAAAGTTTCCATTATCATTGCGATATTGAACTTTATATAAACTCACACCTTGAACACTTGAAAAATCTAAAATGATTTTTACTTTTGCCTTTTCTTCTTCTACATAAAACACTTGTGAAGCAGTCAAGTTAGCAGGAGCATCTTTTAATTCATTAAGAATAGATACATTTCTTACAGGTAAAAGTGACCCATCTTCAATAAATGCAAATTTTCCTGCGTTATAGGCAACACCAACAACTGCATATTTATCTTCAGATTCAGTTACACTGATAACTCTCCATGTCGTAGTTTGCAGAGTTGTGTTCTGTAAAATCCAGATACTATTTGCATTTGGAGCAGATGAAAAAGCAGATGAGACAGTTATTACCGCACCACTAATATCGCTTACACTCTTACTTTCAACTGAACCATCAGGCAAAATAACGCTAAGTGTAGGACTATTGGTCGCATCCAAATCTGTATCTGCCGTATCATCTACAGTTATTGCTGTAGTTGTTGCTGATTTAATTCTTCCTCCTCGTCTTGCCCCTGCTCTTACTGGATCGCTTACTTCTATAACTTGCCCTGGTCTAACAATAACTCCTTCTGCTAAACCAGTTGTAAAACTAATTGTTTCAGTAGAATTTTGCTCCTCAAATAACATAAATCTGCCTAGTCTTGCTGCCTGACCTCTTGAAGTACAGGCAAAACCAGTTACTTTCTTATGCAAAGCTCCATATTTAGTTTTGGCTGTTGTATCTTCTACAGTTTCAAAATCTAACTCCTGATTTTCCATGTCGAAATATGACACAGAAATCATTGTGGATCGTGTTTTTAAGCTTGTTCCAGAGTAAGTAAAACCTTGTTCTGTTACATTAGATAAATTGAATAAATAACTAGGATCTGTAGGTCTGTCTTGAGAAAGTGTAAGTGATCCTGCGTTCCAAAAAGTTATGGCTCTCATCACTGAAGTGAGTGCATTTATAACTTCATAAGCATCCTGTCTTGTTTGCAGAATAGTATTGCAGCTAAATCTAGGTTCTTGTCCTCCAAATCCATCATCTACTAATTCAGAACAATAAACAGAGGCACTATAAAAGGCAAACTTATCTAATTGAGCTTCCGTTATGTGATCTCCTAATCCGTATCTAGTATTCGTTAAAAGATCAAATAAAATCCAAGCTGGATCACTTGTCCAATGTTTTGTAGTAGTAAGCGTTCCATTGAAAGTACCTGAGTAAGTTATTCTTCCTGTTGTTGCATCTACAGTTCCATTATGAGGTATTTTTATTTTTACCCCACGAACTTTATACATTCTCCCTGGGACAGATGAGAATTGCTCAGAATCAAACCTTAAAGCTACATGGGCTATATCAGGATAAGGTCTTTGCTCATCAACAATTTCAGTAAACGATGCGAATATAAATTCATCCCTTAATTTAGTAGGATCTTCAGCATTATCAGTTACTCTTTCAACAGTTATTGTTATAGGAAAAGTACTAGGAATAAATCCATGTCTGGTGGCACTGAATAACCCAATCCTATAATCTCTGGCATATGCTGATGAACTTCTTCCTGTTATTGTGTCATCTATCGGAGTGCTTAACGTTCCATCACCTTGCAAAAGGTTTATTTTTAACCTGACTGATGCACCTTTTACATTTCCATCTGTTTCAAACTTTTGTAAAGAATTAAATTTAACAGTAACTCTTACAGCATTTACATTTGAGTTAGTTATCTGTCTTGATACTGGAGTTCCTTTCTCTACCTTAACTCCAACATTTGTTTCTGTTTCTATATTTTTAATCCCAGGAATAAAATTTTGATCATTTGTTCCAAATCGAGGTTCAAATTCTACATTTTGAAAATTAAAATCTGTGTCCTGAAGATCAGTTACATCAGCATTAGCTCTTAATACTGGAGTTTTTCCCAAATAAACATCTTTCAATGCTGCATTATTATAATTAGTTGTTCCTGGGGTAAATGCTGCTGCTGATGGGAAACCTTCTATTTCACCTTCGCTAAGAACATCGACAATAGTGGCAAACTGTTTACTAGATAAAGCATCAGACGGTAACGTAGAATCTACTACTACATCATCTTCAGAGCGATTAACAATTCCCATTTACGCTGTACCTTTTATCTGTACTGTATCAATTCCTGCCGATACTACTAGCGATCCAGCGAATATTTCTCCATAAATTATAGGTAACGCTGTTCCTGCCCTTGATGTATTTTGTACTCCACTAAATGAAAAGTTCTGTGCTTGTGGATCGTCTGATACTCCAGGGGGTTTGGGAACAGGGGTAAGCATCTCTGCTGCTCCTGATAATGCCAGATAAATACCAAAGTTTCCTGCTGCTGCCGCTAAACTAGCACCTAATCCTGCTCCTGCTCCTGCTGTGAAACCTAAACCAGAAAATGCTACTCCCGTTGCACCACCAGTAAGTGCTACTGCTCCTATAATTGCTGCTCCTGTTAAAACTTTACCAATTCCCTTAAAAATACCTCCTGCACCTACTACTACTGGAATAATCTGTATTTCCTGTTGACCTAAAGGATCTAGTAAATCATCTTCATTAATATCAGTTTTTCCTACTTTTACTTGATAAGTTTGTTCCATCATGTGACGTTCCAAATGAGGAAAGTTTGCTAATAAAAATTTAAATGTATCTACAGGTCTATTAATTTCAGCTTCAAAAGTACGTTGCCCTAAAAAACGAGCTAATCTGCCATAAACTTTTATTTTATTGAGCATAGCGATACCTCTTCTTTGTACATTCTATATACTTTTGATCATAAGTTTCTCTACAGCTAAGTCTTTTTTGACAGTGATGAAGAATAGTTTGATCTCCTACATATAAAGCTACATGACTTAATGTGTTTTTATATGTATTAAAAAGCAAAACATCTCCAACTTCTGTTTCAACATTATCATCTATTTCCGTAAAACCTAATCTAGGTAAAGCATATTCAAATAAAGGATTCTCTGCAAACTCTTCTGGACTTTTTGGTCGTTTCCAATGTTTAATCTCTATATTTTTCTTTTCTTTATACCAATCAGTAATCAAACTCCAACAATCCTGTACATCCCATACCCATTCTCTACCTATCAATCCTTTTTTATAGCCAGAAGGTTCAAAATAATTCCATTGCTCTGGTTCTGGAGTAACAATATAAAAAGGCAAATCTAAATATTCGCAACTTGCAAGATCAGCTTGGCTAGGAATAGGAGGGTGATTTGGGTGACTATGAAAAACCGCAACTATTTCACCAGCATCTTCAGCTTTTACCCAATCATCAGGATCAATAACAAACTGATCTTCTAAATCTTCAGCAAGATTTTTACAGGGAAAATATTTTTCTTTACCTTTATAAACAGCTAAAAGACCACAAGCTTCATGTGGTGCATCTTCTTTTGCGTGTTTCAATGCAATATCTTTCCAAGTCATCCTACAAACGTACCAATGCCAGGAAATATTGCTCTAGTTGCTATCCTTTTCGGTAGTTTTACGTTAACTAAATCAAGTGCAGAAATAGCTTCCCACTGAACAAGATCTCTATTTTCAGTTATTTTTCTGTCTAAGAAGTAAATTTCTTGAGGAAACTCTGCTGTTGGATCAGGAGTTCCATAAGGATTTGTATTACCCTCAAAATTAACAGCATCTAAAAATTTAGCTAATGTTCTAATTCTTACCAACTTTGTTCCATTTAAATCATTACCAACAGTTGTTTGGTTGGCAGCTTGTAATAGTGCTGTAATCGTTCCAAAGATATTACTTACAGAAATTGTAGGTCTAGGTAAAGTGCCTGTAGAACCAAAATCGAATCCTTCACATTGGATAGGAAACTTTTCATAACTATTACCAGCCCATACAATATTTCCATTAAGGTTCATATTTGAACCGTTATGAAAACGATGAACAGTGGAAGAACCATGTAATGTTGAATCTAACGTCAACGTAAACAATTCAATAATTGCTCCAGGATTTATTGATTGTAAGTCTGAAACTGGTACTGCCATTAGGGTTCAAATACTTGTTCAAAACTTGCTGTAATTCTGTTTCTTTGAAACTCAAACATTTCTCTGTTAAAACTTCTGCATATCCACTGATAGCTTGCGGTTTCGTCAGGTGGTGACCAAGTGAATGATGCACCATCTTTTCCTCTTGCTTCTAAAAATGTTTCAATTTCATCTGCATCTTCATCATCTACATTAAAAGTAAGACTCCAAACTTTTGGATCTTGATTTAATCCAAATGAAGTACGTTGCTGATAGCCGTCACCAAACTGAGTAATTCTTAACTTTGGCTGACTACGTTTTGTAGCAGAATATGATGGGTTGTAACTAGGAAAAGTAGCCATTAGCGAATACTAGAAAGTAGTCCTCCAGGTCTTTGTTGTCTGACGAGTTCACTTTGGACTGCAACAGATATAAGTCCACCAAGTTCTTTCGCTCCAGCATCATCACCTTGAACATCTGAACCTGATGCGTCTACATTAACAACAACACTTGTGCTACCGCCACCCATAAGTTTGTGGTTTGGTGTTATAGCACCTGATCGACCAGGAGTGAATAATTCTGGGCCTTTCTCTCCTACAATAAACGATCTTCCGCTTCTAACTGGCCCACCATTAGCTTTAAATATGCCAGCAATCGCACCAAATATTCCACCACCTTTACCTTTTTTAAATTCTCCAGCAGCACTACCAAACAGTGCTTGGTTTAATGCTAAATCTAAAAATCTATCAGCAACATTATTTAACAGATCACCAAGAGTAGAAGTTCCTTTAATAAGTCCTTTTATACCTTCTTTAATATCATTTCTAATAGTTTGATTTAATTTTTCAAAAGCTTCTCCTACTTTATCTGTTCCATCTGCTAGGTCTTCTGTTAAGCCCAAAGCTCTCAATCTTTCAGCATTATGAATACCTAATTCTTTAGTAATTTGAGCAAGTTTTTCTTTTAATTCATCTTGTTTAGGTTTACTAGCATCATCTAATTGTGCCGTTGCAAGATCTAACTTTGCCTGTTTTTGTTTTTCAAGTAATACTTCTTTTTCTTTATCAAATGTTTGCTCTACTGTTGCTAATGATTTAGCGAGTTCTTTATTAATACCTCTTTTCATTATTTCTTTGACTCTATTATTTAAATCAACTTCTTTTTCCTTTGCAGCTAATAACTCAGAAGATTTAGTAGTTTCATTAGCAACTTCTGCAGATACTTTTTTTCTAATTGCAAAGAGTTGTTTTTCAATATTAAGACGTTTTTGATCTACTCCTAACTGTAAACTTTCTTCGATGGTTGGTGGATTAATAAATGCAGAAGTACCTCTTGTCTTTTTATCTATAGCGTCTTGTCTTTTCTGTAAAGCTTTAGCCTCTGGATCTCCTAAAGCTGCTTCAGATTTTACAATTCTACCAGCATCAGCAACCTTTAAGGCATTATTAATACCAGTAATTTTGCCAATAAAGTTTATAAGTCCAGCAGTAAAAGCTTGTAATTTTGTTAAAGCTAAAGTTAGTTGACTAGAAAAAATTCTCGAATTTTCACCAAATTTCTTTAAGGCATCAACTCCTCTTGTACCAATTTCTGCTGCCATTATTTTTGAAGCTGCATTAAAAGCAGCAGTTTTACCTTCTACTTGTTCTATTAATTTAATTTGAGCTTCTTGAACAGATCCTTGTAAACCAAGAGCACTTGTAACTGCTTCTGTATTTTGTGTAAATGACCCTAAAGCTTGTCCTAATTTACTAATAGAATCTAAAGCACTTGATATAGTCTGTACAATTGCTGTGGCTGCGATACCTCCTGCAAAACCACCCATACCGCCAAACATTCCACCTACACCACCACCTAAAGCTCCTGCTGCTGCTGTAAGTGGGCCTTGACCAAATAACAGAGGAAAACCTCCACTAATAAGAGCACTTTCAAAGTCAAAGCCTCTGGTAGGAGAAGGCATCCTAAACCTTGGTATTGCTCTACTAAATCCACCAGCTTGACCTGTAGCCTTAACTCTTTGGTCTAGCATTTGAGCACTAGGAAGAGCGAGCATACTTCCACCTGGTCCTCTAGTTTTTAGTAGACCATCTTGGAATTTGGCTATATTTGTTCCAAGTTGACCGAATCTATCTCCTAATTTTCTAAGATTATTTGATTGCCTTATAGTTTGTCTGTTGTTTTTCTCGACAGCTTTGTTAACGCTAATAGTCTGTCTATTTCTTATTCGCTCAGAGCCTATTAATTTGTTATTAGCCTCTATGCCTCTTTCAATAGCAGCATTTCTACGTTTTTCAAAAAATTCAGCTTTTTCTACAGAACTTGCAGTAAACTCTCCTGCTCTATCTCTAATTGTTGGAGTTGCTCCTAGTCTTTGTATTCCTCTACCCTCTATATCTTTTGAACTAGGTAAGCCTAGTAAATTACTTGGACCGAGACCTTTTCTTTGGCTATCAATAAATCCACCCATTCCTCCTGCCAATTTATTAGCACTGCCAGATAAACGTAAAACATTTATTCTTTGCTGTGCAGTTAAAGTTCTCTCCGCAGCTTGAGCTACCTGTACTTCTGCTTTTGCCTTTTCTTTTGTACTAATTAATGACTTTTCGGCAAGAATAACTTCAGACTTTCTTTTTTCAATAACTCCTTTTAAGTTATTTAAATTTTTTGCTCCTTTTAAATCACCTATTTTTTCTAAATCTGCTATTTTTGAGGTTAAATCTACAGATGTATCTTTTAATTTATTTTGTACTTTAAGTGCTCTATTAGTTAAAGCTAATGCACTATTTTTTACTCTAAGGAACGCTGTTTCTTGTTGATTTGCTTTATTAACTGCTCTTGAAGAACTACTACCTCCACCACCTGCTGAAGCACCGCCTCCTAATCTCTTTTTGTTTATTGCGTTTACGCTTTTACTTATACTGCTTAACTTCTGTTCTAATTGACTAATCGAGCCAAGATTACGTACTTTTACATCTATCTCGGCTTTATATGCCACAGTCAAAAAGAAATACTTACTTTATTTTACATTAAATAAACTGATTAGCACTATCTTCTGCGTCTTATTTTTTCAAACTCCTTTTCTTGCTCCTCGTTTATTACTTGGAAGTAGGCACTCCAGCCTATGAGTTCCTGCTCTGTCATTTCTCCTATTTCCTGGAGCGTTTTGCCTAATTCTTTGGCTACCCCAAACTTGAGCATCATCCAGTTATCTCTTTTTAACTGGCTAGCTAGGATTTTGGGTCTATTGTTTCTTCCTCCTCTGCATTTATTACTGCGAGCATAAGAGATTGAAGATCACTGTCCTTGACTTCGTTTTTGAGAACGTCTATTTCTCCTGCGTTGAATAGTTTTGTTCCGTTTTCATCTAATGCTTTATTTATTAATAATTGTAAAGCAAATCCATTTGAATCATCGCTTCTTACTTGCCTTTGTGCCCTTTCACGCTCTGCCATTGTTAAAGGGGTTACATACATGACGAAGAGCGATCCATCGGATAGGGTTACCTCTTTTTTGATTGGGTCAAGATTCGCAGCTTTTCTAAGTCTGTCGAGAGCGTTCATTGTCGCCATAAATTTCGTATTGTTTTTATTAGTGTACTTCATTATGCAATAAAAA